GCAACCTGCACAACAGTTTTACCCGATACTTGGGCTCTCATTGTAGTTTCGCCGTAGCCACCAGTACCTTTTAGAGTTCCTTGAACATAAAGAACATTTTGACCATTAATCAGTAATGTTTTGGGTGTAAATATTGCTACCATAAAGTTTATTGATTAGGTGATGAATTTGGGGTAATATCGAAGTCAAATGAGGTTAATTGACCCATTACAATGAATGCCATTGAGCCAGAAACCGCACCAGTTGAAGTATCAACATTAATGACTAGGTTTTGATTGAATAATTGTTGTAAATCAACGCCATCGCTTGTGATGCCACCCTGTAAAATTCCATCCAAATAAAGATCATTCCAAAGCCCTACAATGTAGGCTCTAATTGATTTTTCATTAGCAATTAAAATGCCCGGAGAAGCAGGAAGCGAGCCAGAGGTCAAAGCTGATTGAGCAAAATTTTCCTTCATATTACGAAAAATGTATTCTCTCGCAGTAGTGGCTGTGTCGTTTCTATTTACTGTTGAATAAGTAAAACCAATCGCGCTTGGTGTTGCTGCTTTGTAGCAGGATAACCAAAAAATATTAGTCACAGTTACAACGCCGCTTGAATCCATTGAAAGAGTAGTGCCACCTAAATCACCTAAAGCAACCGCTTCTGTTTGTAAGAAGTTTTTGCCAGTTGGGATAGTGGTAACATTATTTAGCTTCATATTTTGATATGGAGTGCCAGCTAGAGATGCGCCACCTCTATTATTGCCAGCCACCATAAATGAATTTAAGATTGCATTTGGCACAAATCTTAATGCTCTTAGAGCTGCTAATCTGGCAGAAAGTGCATAATCCAATTCAAGCAATGCCCCACCTTTAAAGTCTGAATCATTGACTTTTTTATTGCAGATATAAACTATAACTTGGCTCGCTAATGTTGCAGGAGCTAAAGCAGTTTGTAAATTTGCGTAAGTGTCGGTATTGGTAACAAAAGCAATCCCATCTAAAATTTGGTTTGAAGCATTAAATTTAGCTTCTAAATGAGTTTTAACGGTGCTAGTGAAGGCAAGCTCGGTGATAATATCATAACGGCTTTCATCAATTTTGGTTAAAACACCAGTTAAAACTGGATCAGTTGCGCCAGAAGTGAAGGCAGTTAAAGCCACAGAAACACCAGCTACAGAACCTTCGACTTTTAAACCAATTCTATTTCCTTCAGTTCCTTTGCTTTTAGCTGTTAGAGCTACGCTGCCAGTAGTATTAACAGCAGTTACAGGAGCGTTTGCGTCAGCAGTAATTGCAGCAACCAAAGCATCACCCAAAGTTGTTGCAGTTGAGCTTGTTGTAACGGCGATTTCATAATTATTATTAACATAAGAGCCAATAATAATATTTAGAGTGCCTGAAGCTGTTGGGGTCGCGGTAAATACAACCGCACCAGCGGCAGCAACGCCAGAGCCATTATCAGAAACAATAATTGCATCTAATGGGCTAAATGGATTTTCTTGTTTAAAAGCATCAATCATTATTTGACCAATCGAACCAGCCCCGCATAAAGCGGCAGCAGTTCCAAGATCATTGCCAATGTTTTGAACTAAAGCACCAGAAGTAAAACTACCCGCAGAAGTGCCTTGCGCCAAAATTAAAGGTCTTCTCGGCGAAGGTGCAATATTTTGATTAGCAGTATTCAGGGTAAAATTAGAAATAGGATATAAACCAGCCATAGTTATGATTTTTTAGGTTTAGAATTAGTGGTGACTAATTGGAAATATGAATGGTTTTCGTCTTGACGAATTTGCTCATACCAAAACGAGTGAAGAGGAGTACCAGCTTCATCAACATCAATTTCGAGAGAGTTATTTTTTGGATCAGCCGCAACAAACCATTTTTTATGGAGCGGGCTATAGAAATCTTTAAGAAAAGTTATTTGGGCTTTCATTTATTTAATTTAGTAGTGGTAATACTAATTAAGTGGGTTAGCGTGGTGAGCTAACCCTATATGATTCCTGACCAACCCACCAAAAGTTAATTTTCACCAAACCCAGCAAAAAACATCAGCAGAAATCGATTTGCATTTTTGCTTGAAAAAAGAGACTTGACAAGTATAATTTAACCATATTGTCAAAATACCACTATAGGCAACCCATAATGTTTCAACCATCACCACAATTTATCTCTTCACTTATTAGTGAAGTAGAAAATGAGCGTTTAAAAAAAGACTTTCCTGCGTTCTTTTCCAAAGCATTTAAGCACTTAAATCCTAGCACTAATTTAACGCACAACTGGCATATTGATTGCTTGTCAGAATACTTAATGGCGTGTTTTGATCGAGATTTGAAACGATTGATTATTAACATTCCTTTTCGGATGTTAAAATCAAGTTTAGCTTCGATTGCATTTCCTGCTTGGGGATTGGGGAATGATCCATCGTTAAAGTTTATGTGTGTTTCTTATGCTGACACTTTATCAACTGATCTATCCGTTAGAAGCAGGCAATTAGTAGAATCAGATTGGTATCAACAAACCTTCCCAGATTTAAAACTTCTAAAAGATCAGAATCAAAAAACTAGATTTGATACCACAAAAAATGGCTATCGTTATTCTACTTCTACTGGTGGTGGCGCTATTGGAATGGGTGCGAATTTTCTTATTGTTGACGATTATCTTTCTTCACGAATGGCTAGATCAGATCAAGAGAGAGAAACAGCATTATTAAGTTTCAATCCAGCATTTAAAACCCGATTAAACAACCAAAATGATGATGTAATAATCGTTATTGAGCAAAGATTGCACGAAAGAGATTTGACAGGGATGTTGCTTAAAGAGGGCGGTTATGAACATCTTTGTTTGCAAGGTAAATTTGAGAGCCGCAAAACTTTTTCTTTTGGTAATTTTAATAAGACGGTCGAAGAAGGCGAATTACTGCAAGAAAACCGTTTATCAGAAAAGATTTTAGGTGAATTAAAAGTTTCTCTAGGAAGCCAAGATTATGCAGCTCAGATTCAACAGAACCCAATGGCCGAGGGTGGAAATATTGTTAAATTGCATTGGTTCAAAAGATACAGCGCAGCATTGCTAGAAGCGATGGAATTTGAAACAATTGTTGTTTCGTGCGATACGGCTTACCAACCAACTCAATTATCAGATCCAACTTGCTTTGGCGCGTGGGGAATAAAAAACAATAAGGCTTATTTATTAGATTTACTTAACGAAAATTTATCTTATCCTGACATTGAAAGAAAATTAATCTCATTTTTAGAAAAGCATAAGCCGGATTGGACGCTGATTGAAAATAAAGCATCTGGGCAATCATTAATTCAAACGCTAAATAGGGATGGAAGATTTGCGGTTAAAAAGATTGACATTTCATCTGCAAAAGGAAATAAAATAGTTAGGCTTCATAATGTTTCTGCGATGGTTGAAGCTGGAATTTGTTTTTTGCCTGAAAGAGGAGAATGGCTATTTGATTATGAAAATCAAATGACTAAGTTTCCTAATTCAGAAAAGGCAGATATGGTTGATATGACATCGCAATTTTTAGAGTGGCTTAAAGATAGGTCGGCTCAATTTGAATTTTTTAGTGTGCAATTATGAAAAAATTTCTCAGTGAAGAAACTCTATGGATAATAGATAATCTTGTTACTGGCGAATCAAAAAATAATTTTAAATGTATCTATAAACATATTTCAGATTCGGCTTTTGTAGTTGCCTTCCTAAAGGATCAAGATGGTAAGTATTTTATCACTAGCCAAAAAAACTCTAATTTAAATGGTTTAATATTAAAACTGGAACGCAAGGAAGAGTTAAAATTATTAAATTTACCAACACTACATAAAAATCTGTTGGATTTTGAGTTAAAATCCAAGTCAGAGAAAGTTAAAAGAAATATAGAATCTTTCTGTAATAAAATTATACAAAATTCACTTATGGCACAGAGTTGTTAAATCAACAATCCAGCGGATGCCGATTGGTGAGCTCTATAGGCGCAGGATGAAATAAAAAGGAATAATCCCAGCTTCTTTTTGTTTTTGGGTTAAAAGCCTATCTGTGCCGCCTAAATTAATGAAATATGAAATTTACACATAACTTAGATTTATCAAAAATGCGTCTTGAACCAGCTTTTGACAAGGATAGTAAATTAGTAGAAATAAGTATCGTTCCATTCTTAGATGATAACGGGATTGTTATTGGCAAAGCTGATTTGGCAAACAACACCATTACTCTAAGCGAAGAAGGACAAAAAGTATGGAATGAAAAATATGGGAACAAAAAAGGATTTTCTTGTGGATATAAACCGCAAAATTAAACCGCTTCGTCAACCTCTCCCTGAATCTCCATCACCACAGTCGAATTATCAGTATTAGAAATAACATCAAAATCAAAGCTCCTAAATGCTGATAGATCTTCTGGTGCAACAGCATCAGATTGATTGGCATAAACAGTCGCTTGGAAGGTGTATTGGTGAACATAACTCGCACCATTAAAATTCACATAGCCATTTCCAACTGGCATTAATTGTGAATATCTTAGTTGCGTTAAATCACTCGTTGGCTGGAAACCTAACAAAGCTCTATAAATATGTGGTTTATAGCCTTCTGCCTTATCTCTAGTTGAAATATAAAGCAATTCATCCGAAACATTACCGCAGGGCAAGAAAATATATAAAATAACATTCTGAATCGATTGTTCTCTTATAAAACTTCCCTTGTCTCCGTAAGTTTGAGCATCCGTCTTGTTCCGGTCATTTTTATTTGAAACTTCATCACCCAAAACAGCCACAATCCAATTCTTAGATTGCCCTGTTGCGTATTCAGTTTGATAAAAGTTTGCCGCTCTTTCGTCAGTTATTGATCCTGTAATAGTTGGATTAACCTTGGTTGTAATTGTGCCTTGCGCTGGTGAATTTGGCGTTGTGGTAATAGCGTAAGTGAAAGTTGTGGCTGTTGGTGCTGCAACTACTGTTTTATAGCCGTTATATCCAGTTTGATATTGATAAATTTGAGTTGGTGAACCTGTGGCTGGTGTTGTTGATGAGCCAGTTACTTTATAAATAAAAGTGTAGGCATTTAAAAGTTGTTTTGCTTGCCACATCTTGCTTGGCGCTCGGCTTCCAGCCTCTTCCGTTCCATTCACATTTGCAATCGTGAAAGTTTTGGAATCAACAATTGAAGCTATAATTGTCTTGCGATTATAAGCATCTTGAACGCTACCAGAAAGTTGAATCTCAAAATTAGCGTTAGAAATAAAACCATTATCCTCAACTGTGGTAACGGTGGCAATTTTTGTGCCGTTATCTATAGTAATTGATTCGATTGTGAAGACTGGTGGTGTCCAAACCAAATCAAAAGTTCCATTATATCCCGCTTGAGCAGCCCCAGATATTTCAACGGTTTTATTATTTGGAGTTAGATTGTGTTTTGTGGCACATAAAGCGTTTGCATATTGCGTTTCAATGCCTGCAATCGTTTGATTAATTCTGGTAAGTGATGAAACGGTAATTGGAGTTTTCGCACCAACAATTAGGGCTTTATTTCCAGCAACTAAGCCGTGAGCTGCCGAAGTCGTGGCCGTTACAGTCGATCCGCTACGAGTTAAAGAAGTTATTGAAAGACTTGTTGAAAAGTCATCTGTGTATCTAGGAAGAACAGCTTTTAGCTGGTTCACTATGTCGGTTAGTTTCATTTTTCCTTAGTGGTAATAAGGGTTGCTTTAAGCCATCAACTTTGCGATTGATGTTTGCCCAAAATTTATTGGATAAAGTTTTGTTGTTTAGGCTTTTATTTTCGGGTGATTTACTCAGCATCACTTTTTAATATTTTGATTAATCGCATTAGTAATATCGTTAACAATATCTCTTCTGCTTTGTAAAATTGGGCGAATTAAATAGTTTCTTCTAGCAATATAAGCCGCTTTTCTGCGCCCAGTTCTGCCGCCTAATTCAAGAATTCTTGCATAAGGTGTGTCCGCTCCAATTCTTAATTGGTTAGAACCCTCCACTCTAAAATAAACCGATTTTCTTAATTCTCCACTAATAACCGCCGGAGACTCGCCAGCTCTTGATGCTTGGTGCATCCTTAATCTTTTTAAAACCCTTCCACCCCTTCCAACTGAAACTGGATAAATTCTGCCGTGTTTTGGCTCATTCATCATCCTTTTAATCAAGCCATCATTGGCTCTGCCGCTCATCCCAGCAATTTTAACGCCGCTTGCTTGCAATCCTCGTCTAACACCTTGAGCAAAACTTTTATCAAGATTTCCAATTATGTTAAAAACATTTTTATTATTCGGCGATCCTTTGAAACTAAACATTACCAAGTTCATTAACAAGTAATGTGTCAATGCCTCGTTTACTACATTTAATCATTCCAAATTCTCTTCTACCTTCTATGTTCAAATCAACTTCTTCCACCGTGAATAATTCCCCACTAAAATCAGCAATATTAGTGAGGGTAATATCTAAGTTAGGATTGTATCTAAAATAGAAAGCATCAGTAATTTGCCCCACAATATCTGTGCCGTTGAATATCTCATTACCTTTGATTGATTTTTGCATTGCATAAATCGTGGTAACAGTAGTTAAAGTTAATGTTGGTTCAACATTCGAGCTATTTGTAGCGTTCTTTGTGCGACTTTTGATAATTAAAGGATAACGCAAATCGCCAGTGCAGATTTTATATGGTGCTGGTTTTATTCGGGTGCAATTAGGCATCTGATCCAAAATTTTTAAGAAACCAATTTCCAAAAGGGGTTGGGTGTAAAATATAATCACATCCTGCTTTTTCCTTTTCTGATTCTGGAATTGTTTCGCATCTATATAACAATCTACCCCATAATCTAAATAAAAGTTCTTTCATATTTTTTAAATTAAAATTAACAGATATTTCCGAGCCACATTATTTTTCTAGTAGTGAAGAAAGTTGCTGCGCTTGCTGGATAACCACCACTAGAACAATCACAATCACCGCGATTCTCATAGAGATAAACTATATATTGCAAGAGAGCTTGTTTAATATCAAAAGGAATGTCGCTTGCCGCAGCTCCGTAGCCCACAACGAAAGTAATAACGATGGTTTGCATTCTATTGTCCGCATCAGTCGGCCAACTACTTCCATCTGTTAGATAAATAGCAGCATAATCGTTTTCATCAGTAATATAGTAATTTGAGCTATTCCAAGTAGTTAAAACGCCACTAACATAATATTTGATGTGAGTTATTGACTGGAGTTTGGATCTTAAAATTCTAATTCCGCAATTTTGATTATAATTAAAATAACCAGAAGAGTTGTAAATATTACCGGTTGGAAAATTGTTAAGATAACATTTATAAGTTTTACTAATCAAATCCCTGCCAGTTACTAGTTCAAAATAATTGGTTGCTGTATAAACTAATCTTGTGATTAGAGTATCTTGTGAAGTGTCACTAACAATTCTTAACGCTTCTTTAGCTTCATCTAAACTAACGACTAAGGTATTTGCTCCTGTAACTAATGGATAATCTAATGGCTGTTGAAATGGATAGTAATTGTTTCCCATTTTTACCTCCTAAGCTAAGGGGCGAGTTACTAAAGTAATTGTAATTGCGCCAGTTTGTGAAGTTCCGGCAACCAATTTCAAAAATCTTATCGAGGCAGTATCACTGGGAACAAAAGGAATATATCTACTAGCCGCTACCACTGGCACCAATTGAGTGCCAGAAGTATTGTAAGCGTTATAATAAGTTCCGTCTAAACTATCTGAACCTTGAAGCGCTAATGTTGTTCCTTCAAATCCAGTTGGAATGATGAGAGCCACAACATAAGTTCCAATTAAATCAATAGCTGGTGAGACAGTTTGTCCATCAGCTATTGTTAATGTTTTGTCGAAACATAAAACCGATTGGAATTGATTACTATCCGCCATATTAATTTTTTAATTTAAGATTACGCTAATGAAATTCCGGCTTCGCCAATAACTGTCCACTTAGAAGCGCCACCAACTAATACTAAAGTATCGCCAACATCATTAAATGTGGCAGTAGTTCCAGAAGATTGACCTTGAACGTTAGTTAAGGCTAAAGTTACATCGCCATTATCGACAGTCATTTGGATAATTTTGACCATACCAAGCATAGTTGCGCTTGGAGCCGCCAAAGTAATTGCGCCCGCACCAACTAAGGTTACGTTTGAAAGTCTTTTTACAACACTAACCGCGCCGGCAGCAGCGATAGTTTCTGTTTGAGCAGAAACATCACATTGTAAATCTAATTCAGCTTGAGTTGAGCCAATCACAGCAGTTTGAGCAGTTGCCATAATAGCAAAAGCACCGCTCGCAGCAGCATCAGGAACTGTATAGGTCACTGCGCCAGCTTGAGCTGCTACATTAATTGTAGTTGTAGTATCTCCAGCGTTATCAGCAGAAGTAATATGTGTTTTACCTTTAAGAGCTGTTGTCGGAAAAATATCAACAGATCCAGCAGCTCCAGAAGCGCCAGCATCAATATCACCGCCTGAAACAGTAAGATCACCCGCTAGAGTTAAACTTCCTGCTGTATCAATTAAGCTCCCAGCAGCTAATGTAATTGTTCCGCCAATAACTAATTCGTTATCACCTGCGGCGGTTGCTTGTTCAAAATAGTTTAAAACGTTCGCTGACATATATTATTTCCTTTTTTTAAATGGGTTAAATTTGTTGGTAAATTTTGGTTCGGGAGTTATTGACTTTTCCTCAATAACTTTTTCATTTTCAATTTTTTCTATTTCAACTTCTTCTTGGATTGATACGTCTTTAGCTTCCTCAATCACTTCTTCAATTTTTTCTTCGGTCTTTTCTTCCGCAATAGGTTCTTCAGTAACTTCTGGTTGTTCATTGATTATTTGCGCTTCAATCACTTCTTCCGGTGTTTCAATTATCGCCTCCTCAATAACTTCTTCATTTTCAACAAATAGAATTCCATCACCTTCTTCGATGATCTCATTAGCAAACTTCTCTTTCACAGAGATAATTTGATCTTTAAGAAAATGATGTACTGTCCGGCAATCTTCAGCTCGGTTATGTCTTTTTAAGATTTTAACTTTTACTAACATAATTTTTTGGTTGATTTAAGGGAGATTTTTATGCCTCCCTTAGAAATTTGATAACTAAGCAGAAACTGGGTTGAAATCGCCGAGTCTTTCAACGTTAATCGCGGCTCCAGTAGTTCCGGAAGAAACACTTGTAGAAACAAAGCTCGCTTTCACGTAGCGCATATAACCAACATAACCAACTTTTGAAATTGTGTTAGATGCGGTTAAAGCTGCTTGAGCTTCTGGCGCTGTATCAGATGATGGATCTTGTTTTACAAGATAAAGATCATCAACAGCAGTAAAACTTCCGTCAGAAGTTTCGCACTCAGTTATTGCTGGCGTATATGTGCCATCAGTTCTGGTTGCGATTGAAAAAGTAAAATTAACACCGCCGTTATAACCAGCAGTATCAATTGCACTTCCAGCAGTAGTAGTGCTGGTAGAGATAGTTTGTGAAGCTAACGCAATATCGCGTTCAATAGTTGTAGTAATTTCTTTTCTAGGCATAGAATTTCTCCTTAATTATTGTTTATTATGCGGCACATTTTAGAAGTTTGATGGCTTCAAAGTTTTTAACTTCACCACCAGTTCTTCTAAAGGCTTGGAAACGGACGATCGGGTGAGCAATATAAGGGTTTCTTAATACTCTCATTCCTAATCTATCCACGATTTGATAGCCTCTTTTAAAGTCACCATAAGCAACAGATAAAGAGTTAGAAGCCACATCTTGCATATCGTTACCGAATATAACTGGACGGTTTAGCATTTCTAAAGTTGTGCTAGTTTTCAAAAGATTTGGATCAATTAACCAACGACCAACACCATCTTTTAAAAGAGTAACAGAATTCCAGATCATACGTTTCATTAAGAAAACTGCATTCTCTTGATATTCTTCTTTAAGAGCGCCTTGCATTGTTTTAATGCCGTCACCAGAAAGCTGACCGGCAACACCAGAAGCGATTTGCTCAACAGCATTTCTTTGATAAACGCCAGTAGTTCCGCTAATAGTAGATGGAGTTGTCCAAGCAGCATAAGAAAGGAAGCCTTTTGGTTTAGAAGCGCCATCACCAGATACAAATTTAGTGTTTTCATCACGTCTAAATTTATCATCAAGTTTAGCAAGCAACCAAGTATCAACATCAGGCATATCATCAAGCATTGTTTGTGTAACATCTACATAAGCAGCTTGTTGATGAGCTAAGATATTGATTAAACCGATTTGCGGAGTATTAACGCCAGGAGTCGGAGTTACTTCAGAACCCCAAGTTGGAGCGCCACATTCTTGGTCATCTAATGGGAAATCAATTTGATTGGAAGTAATTTCGCGAACATCAGCCAATAATCTCATTGGAGTTGTTTCAAAATAACGACCTTTAATCACTTCGCCTTTTTGTGGAACGATAAAGTAACCGCCATCTGGGCCAATATCAGAACGAAGAGTTTTTAAATGGAGGTCTAAATCTTTTGAATTGCTACCTTGATAAATATCTTCGATTAAAGATTTGATATATTTATCAGAAACATCATCAGAGATTGCTGTTTTCTTTCTCAAGTAAGATTTAAACGCATTTTTATATTCTGCATTTTTTTCTTCTTCTTTTTTAGAACCAGAATTAGCCACTCTTAATAGAGTTGTTTCAAGAGTTTTGATTTCTTGTTTAGCTTCTAGTAATTGGTTATCAAGTTTAGATTGAGCATCAACCAAAGGATTAAGCTTTTCGCCAATTTCCTTGATTTGAACGTTCAATAAACCATCATACTTCGCTTCAAAAGCAGTATGGCTTTTTTGCATAGCTTCTAAGCCATCTGCAATTTTGAGTAAGGTTGTATTATCTGACATATTATTTATTTAAGTGGTTATTAAATTTTTCGATGCCTTGAAGAATGGAATTCTCAAGACCTTTATCAAGCAAAGACAGAACCTTTAAAGCAGCGTCGCACTCTTCATTAGTTTTGATTTCTACTTCAGGGTTTTCATCCTCATCGCGAGGAGTTAATTCTTTTATTTTAGAGATGATTGTTTTTGCTTCTTTTGCGGAAAAATCAGCCTCTTTCAAGATGACTTCTATATCACGAATTGATTTTATTTCTTCAGACCAATTAGGATTTTGAGATTTAAAAGCAGTAAGAGTTGCTTTAGGATTCATCGGGAGAGTTACGAGGGAAACTTCATAAAGTTTTAACTCGATCAGATCAAGAATATCGCTATCTTCATCATAAGCATATTTAACGGTGCTATAACCAATTGACATAGAATCAATTGCGCCGCATTTAATAAGCGCAGCAATATCTCTGCATTGTCTATTTGCTTTCGGCATAATGCCTTTTACAAATAAACCATACGTATCTTCTCTGACTTCTGTGAATTTACCTAGAGGCTGAGCCATATCATGCTGATAGCACAATTTTGGTGTCATCTCTTTTAGTGAGGTCGCAAAAGCGCCTTGTTTGATTCTGTCCTTGCCTAGATCAATATTATCAAAAACAGCTCCATAGCCGCTAAATGTATAATATTCGTCATCTTCGACAAATGACTCTTGTTTGAATTTTATCTCAAGCGTTTTGCGCTCAAGTTTTTTGATGTCCATAAGTGGTGATTATGGTTGCTAAAATGTAATCGAAAGATAAAATATTTGTTGCATTATCAGTTGCAACTGATAAATACCCATATTGTCAAAATACCACTTTGACGATTATGTAAAAACCCAAAATTTAAAGAATGAGAGCAACAAGAAATAGTAGTGAAGTTTTTAACTTCTTCCAAAGAGCTAGAGCCTTATATCCTAGGCTGAATATAACAATCCCCAGCATTGAGAAAGCGGACGCAGAATTCTTAAAAAGAATGAAAATTGGCGCTGGTATTAAATGTTCTTGGTATAGAACAGGAATAAAACCGCTTTATTGGAATATTTTAGATTTAGTAGAAAAAAGTTATATTAATCCAAACACAAAAGCCGATTTAGCTCAGAGGTAGAGCTACGCACTTGTAATGCGTGGGTAGGCAGTTCGATTCTGTCAATCGGCACCATTTATTTAATTCAATTATTCATGATAAAACTATTATACGACAGAATTGCAGTTAAAAGAATTGAATCAATCACCAAAACTAAAGGTGGGATTCTTATTCCCGATATTGCACAAGAAAAAGCAACCGAAGGTGTAGTTGTGGCGATAGGAACTGGCACTAGAGACAAATTCGGCAATTTAATCCCTCTTGATATTAAGGTTGGTGATAAAGTTTTGTTTAAGAAATGGGGCGGAACTGAATTAAAAATTGATGGCGAAGAAATAATGATTATGCAAGAATCAGACGTGATGGCTATTGTTGATTAGTAGTTAAGAAAACAATCCTAGTCTCTTCTTGGCATCTACAACCAGCGGTCTGTTCTATTGGAAGCGATGGATCATAAGGCCTTGCACATCTATGGCCACCAACAACATAAAATCCATTTATTTTCTTTTGTCCATCAGCGACGGCGTGATCGTAGCGAGTATGTGAATCAAGAATTGCGCGCCAATTCTGCTCTTTTGTTGCGCCTTCGATATTATCGACCACCAAATCCTCTTCTGTGGCTTTAGCCCAACTCTGAGCTAAACCAACATTTTGTTCAGCAATTAATTCTGATCTACTATCAGATTTAGCAAGCAGCTTATCCTCAATTTCATCGCCAATAAATTTATCTTTGTTTTTATTGAATTCTTCCAGTTCAACTTCCAATTTTCTAATTTCCGCCTCTAACTTCTCTTTTTTAGCATCAGAAATTGACGGAGAAGCCCCTAATAGACGATTAAATTCATTTTGTCTTAAATCATCCTTAGCGCTTCTAATTTCTCCCTCTAGCTTGGTTTGTTCAGTGAAAAATAATATAACCGATAATTTTTCAGCATTAGTTATTTCTTTTTCGTTGGTGTCCGTAATGTAATCAGCCTGTATATCACTTTGTTCTTCGACAAAATAAGTTGCTTCGAGCGCGAAATCATTGTTGACCTTATCTATAGCGCTATCGGACAATATTATCTCGTTATCCTTCGTTTCAATCTGGTAATTAATTAATGCTTTGTATTTTTCAGTTTTAAAAGCATAACCTTTGGCTTCACCATCTTTCCTAACATTAAATCCAAATTCTTTTATGGACGCTCTTTGGGCATCTCTGGCAATCTTTAAAAATTCTGGGCGATAATGTAGAGCCAAAGATTCGGCTGGCACGCGTTGAGTTGAAATGTATAGAGTTTTTGCGTCAGCAGCTAAATTGCGAAAAATCTTTTTTAAAGGAGGGATAAATCGAGCTTCAAGCTTCTGTTTGGCTAGATCAATTTCTTTGACTTTATCCATTGCTACGCTTCAATAATTTTAATTCTTTTTTAAGCATAGATAATCTGGCAACCCAAACTCTTTTTTCTTCAATCTTTAAAAAAGAATGTTTCAAACGCTTTCTAGTGAGTTCAATATCTGATATGAGCTTTAATTTATCTTTCATTTATAAAATAGCTTTTGCAATATCCTCTTCGTTATAAAAAGCAGAGCCATCTTTATTTTTGTAGCTTCTTAGCTTTTTTTCTAAATAACTTTTTCCTTCTTTATCGGCGCCGAAAGTGTCTTCTAGGTTAGTATCAACACCAATTGGAAGAACATTATTAGCGATAAATATTTGGTCACACCCTTCGCTTTCTACCCTTCCAAAACCAACATATTCGCGGCGTTCATTTACTGAGGTATCACCAATCTTTTTCATCGCTTCCCAATTCTTCATACGGCGCGGCTGTAATGCGCTGATTGATGATTCATTGTAACCAAATCTGGTGAATTTATCTGCGTCTTTGTATCGTTGTTGGAAAATGAATGTGAAATTTCGCTCGCAAAAAGTATCTACAGACGGCAGAATTCCATCGTCATAAAACATTAAGTTTGAAGTCTCCATATTAGCCATAGAAGTGTTGTCGGCATCTACTAAAGGAAGCGGAATATTCAATTTAAGATAGATAGCGTTTTTAGTTTGGTCGTTCATCTCCTTAAAATTCATATCATTTGGATTGAGCGATAGATTTGATGAAGTGATTGGAAGGGTTGAGATAATTGTTTTGCCGGAATTAACAGACCCGCTAAATTCTTTTGTGATAAACTCTCTTAACTTGTTTAACTGGTCCACGCTGATTGGCTCTTTAACATTCGGACTAATGATATTCTTCGCGCTAAGACCATTTTTAATTAAAAAATAATTATAAACAGCAGCTTCAAAATATTGCCCAATTTGTAGCTCGCAGCTTTGCAATGGAGCGTCGCCGTATATCTGATTATTTCCATAATAGGATAAATTTGTGCGAATATTTCTAAAATGATACAGCTGGCTAAAGCCATTAGATTCAATGTAAGCTTCAATTAGATTGCCATTAATATCTCTTATAAATCTTCGATAAAAAGTAATCATTTGCCCCATTGGTGTAGTGTATTGGTAATAAGTTGGGCTATTACCAGAAACATCAGTGCTACCCAAGACTAAATCTGGGCGCAGATTATACATTTCTACAGGCTCTCGGGATATTTTATCACCATCAATAAGCCCCATTACTCTAACAAAGTTATTGCCAGTGGCTCGTTCGTGAACGATTGCCTCTTTAATAAAATCTTGTTGAGTTTGATTTTGGTTGGGTTTTCTTAGGAGTTTTAGGAATGGATGATTATAAACCGGTAATTCAGCTTCTTTTTTATCAGAAGTAAATAACATTAAAAAGATTTTTGCCCCTTTCTCTGCAATCTTATCAACACCATCCCCAAAAGGGGCAACAGTATTATAATATTGCATCCATTGGACAGTAGAATTTGCAAAAGTGAAAGCTGTGCCAGCACCAGAAAATAGCCCACCGTAATAAGGAAGAGCAGATTTGGTTTCGGGAGTGCGAGCGGAAAATTTACTAAAGAATTGTTTAATCATTTGATTTAAATCTAATTAAAAAGTGGTGATTTTTAAAGATTTTAGAAGTCAAGCAGATTTTGAATAAAAAGCAATTGAATTTTTAAGAAGGAAAATTAATCTTGTATTAGCTCTTCATCATGGACTTATGGTGGGTCAATTTAAGGGTGATTTGTTAGATTCGCCGAGAGGGTCGGGTTTGTGTTTCCTGATTGGCGAATCGCCTTAAAATATCTTATCAGCCATATCATTAATAACCTTACTCTTATGCCCAGTAGATAAGTGAGCATATTTCTTAACCATATTATAACTCTTGTGCCTCATCAGCTCCGCAATAACATTAAGCGGCGTGTTGTGCATTGCCAAATAAGACGCAAAAGTATGTCTCTGGTCATGAAATCTAAAATCTTTTATTCCTGCTCGCTGCAAGGCTTGGGCAAAAGGCTTCCTTAAGTCAATCGGTTTATTCACATCTATTCTACTTGGAAACAATAAGACCGTCTTACTATAAGTAAGATGCTCTATTAAATCTGGCATTATTTTGGCTGGAATTGGGAGTGTGGCCATCTCACCATTTTTTGTCGTGTGCAAATAAATTAATTGCTTATCAATATCCACATCCGACCAAGTTAAATTCATTATCTCCATCTTGCGTGCGCCAGTTCCTAGTGCAAGTAATACAACCAAATAAAGATAGGGGTTAGCACTTTCTTTACAGGAAATAAGCAATTCTGCTAGCTCCTTAGTGGTTAAATAACGAACTCTATCTCTTGGGTTTTTTAGATTGCTGATTTTTAAGAGTGGGTTTTCATTTAGAACACCAAACTCTTTGATGGCAACTGTAAAAAGATGGCGTAAAGCAGCCATATAAATGTTTTTAGTTGCATCGCCGCCTTTAATTGAGGAGCGGGCTTTTATTACATCTAAAGGTTTGATTTCAGCGATATTCATCTCGCCTAATTGCTTCGACCAGAATTGCAGTTGGTGGCGCTGGTTTGTCTGGGTTTTGTGAGCTTTGCGTGGTAATATTTCGGTGATGTAGAGCTGGATTATTTCGGAGAGTTTAATCATTTATTTTCTCTTCAAGAATAATAACATTATCATTAAGTTTAGTATCAATTTCATAGGGAAAACCACCAATAAGCCTGTTTACAGAATCATAAAGAAAGACATTCCAAATTCCATCTCTGACTCCTTGTATTCTTCTTAATGTTATGCCACTTAATATAAATTTTGCCTCTGAACCATAAGTTTTAATTGTATTAAAATTCCATATTACTTCTGAAATCTCGTTATAATTAGGAAAGTTTAAAATTGCAGGAGTTTTCTTTATCATCTCACTTTCTCCCATAATTCAGGGTTTTCTATAATTTTATTGCCTTTACGACAATTACAAATTTTGCACAAGGGCTGAATATTCGCAATATAATCAGAACCTCCTTTCGACATTGGAATAATATGATCTTTAGTTAAAGGCTTTGATTCATTACATTGCGCGCACTTATGATTATATTTTTCTTTTAAACTTTCCCACTCTTCTAGCGAGTGATATCCTTCAATATTTTTTCTTAAAATATAACGTTTTTTTCTCGCGTTTCGGGTATAAATACTTTCTCCATCTTCTGGCTTTCTAACGCCTTTATAAGAAGGTTGTTTATAAAATGGCAGTCTCTCTGCTCGAAACTTTGAATGGCAATCCTGCGAACAAAAATGCTTTTCTTTTCGCAAAAGATGAGATGGCTTTGTTTTATAAATTAATCCACAATAATCGCATTCAATATTAGTTAAATTTGATTTATTTTCCCCGAAACATTTTGAGGAGCAAAATATTTTTAATTTCCATTGCTTGTCGCTGTGTCTCTCATGCCTACTAAAAGCAATATTGCAGAATAAGCAAGTTTTAGGCTTAAAAATTCTTTTTAATCTCATCTTATTTTTTCGTAAAGCTCTGGATTTTCGTGAAGATTTCCAATATAGCCATATTCTGAACTAATCGGGACTATCATAGATCGGCTACCATATAGACTATATTTTTTATCTAAAATGGGCAAATCTTCAAAATCTCGCCCTATTCCTACCTGATGACAAATAATATCGTCTTGAAAATGTTTATCATATTTAATAATCAAAACAAATCTCCCCTCTCCATAAGTCCTGCTGTTAAACAAGCCATTGAAACGATTTAGGAGGTCAGTTTTGTCTTTATTAATCTGTTTTCCATATAAACAATCTTCTGAATATTTGACTTCGCCCCAATATTGATTTGGTTTTATCAAAATAAAATCACCAAAATATCCAAAATCCTTCCCCAGCTCCAAAAACCTATAAAACTTTCCGTTTTTGTATTCAGCTAGTTTTAGTTGCATAAATTTTTCAAAAAATTGATCAAACGCTCTAATTTTCCTCTAACACTTTCCGTTACCACAACCTTATCCCCTTTATCACTAATCTTCCAAGACCTGTTTGGCTGAATAGTGATAGATTGACCTTCCTTTGCTTTAATAACGAAAGATTCTCCTATTATAGATGAGCTTGGAAGAATTATGGTCTTATGAGATTGAGATGTAGATTTTAATTGCATATTATCCTTTTGATTTGTATTCGTTTGGTCGCCATTTTAAAGGTCTAATTCCAGTTTCTTTTTCGATTTCATCGTGTCGTTTTTCTTGTTTTTCATCCCAAATTCTATTCTCTTCGTCTCTCGATAAAGGTTCCGGAAACAATTTTTGTAAGAGTTTTTTAAACATTTTGTTTCTCTATTTCTTCTTGTAATTCCAAAATAATTTTTTCATCAGTAACAGCAATCAATTGATGCTCTCCGTACCAAGCAGAACTCGACCAATCGTCTTTGCTATGACGCACCAATAAAGAATAAGAATCAATATCATTTCCTCCATAAGCGTGAGCATAAGTGTATTTAACTTGAGCATAAACTCCTTTAGTAAAATGATTCATTGATGATCTTAAATCATCTGCTATTTTCACAAAAGATTCTGGAGGGAATTTTTGTTCTTCTGGCATCAGTTCACTCGCCACTTTTAATAAACCCCTTTGATAAATTGATTTTGCGTTTGCTAATTTTTCTTGGTAATTCATAATTATTCAATCACCTCCACAGTCTCCGCCACAACAAAACGAACTAATTTAATCTTAACGCCGTGTTCTTTAGCTTCTTTAATCATAGCTTCACGAGATCCGGCTAATATTCTGTTGGCGTTTTCTAATGTGCTAACCATCATTGGAGGCATCGTTAAGATAATTCCTTCTAAGCCATTTTTATCTTCGGCAACTAGAGTGAATACTTGGTTAATTTTACGGTCTGGTTTTTCGTTTCCTATCATTTAGTGTCTCCTAAGAAATTTTTATAAGGCTTACCATCTAGTATTATTTCAACTTCAATATATCTAAATTTTTCCGTTGAAGAAATTAATTTAGCAACTTTGATAAGTTTATCATTAAGTTCATTATTAAAATCCTTCGTTGATTTGCTTAAGGCAGAATTGTCAATTTCCATTTTAAAAAGTGGTTTAAATCGAAGGTTTAGTTGGAGTTAAAAAGTCATCAATTATAATATAATCTGTCTTATTTCCGTTGTGTCTTGGGATTGGAGCATCTAATGGAATTCTTTTGGGTGATGACCCTCTAGCCAAATCCATTCTGATTGTTGTGGGCATTATTGGTGTGTGGGGATTATTTTTAATTTCCTCTTGCAGGTTTTCAAGAATATCTTTTTGCCAACTATACAATTTTTTATCCAAAACTTTTTCAGCAAATTCTGAAAATGAGATTGGCTCACATTTGTTTGTCATACTTAAAATAAATTGTTTCTCGTTAAAGTTCAGAACATCTTATATACAATAAGATGTTCTAAGTTATTTATCAAGATTATTTTCTTCGTCAGACAGGCAATATTTTTCTTTCATCTCAGAATATTTACCGTGCCAATACGACATCCGCTCTCTTTCTTGTTTTAATTCTTTTTGAAGTTTTGAAATATCTAACCACGCTTTGATTAAATAAATTATTGTAGCGGCGGTAAGAGTAGTGAATTGATTAATGATCTCTGCGGTCATCACATCCTCACATCTTTAACTGTTTCCATTATTGGAGGATTTTTATTGTCTTCCTTGTAGTAATTAACATCAAGAAGTTCAATCAAATCTCTAACCACACTACAAAGTCTTTTTATATTATTTTGAGCTATATCTCGATCATTTGGATTTGATAATTCAATTCCTACCGTTTCTGCGTATAAAGCTTTTAGCATAGGTTGTTTAATTTTTATTTCTGCGGTCATTGTTATGAATTCTATTTATTGCTGTGCTAGAAATTTTTAAGCATTCAAAAATATTTAAAGGAAAATCTTTTATTTTATGGTCAACAACGCTTACAACTCTCCACCCATTAGAACCTCTCATATCAGATTTTCCGAAAGAGATAAATTTTTTATCAAGAATGCAAATCAATAAACCAGTTCCTTCGCAATAATCTATGACTTCTTCGGTTGTTTTGAAAACTTCTCTCATTTTTACCCCTCAATTATTTTAGCCTCACCAGCCCGCTTCTTATCCACGTGCTCTTCAAGCCAATTACAAAAAGTTTCTAGTAGTGTCATATCAAGCATAGCAACGAGGTATTTTGAGGTGTCTAGGATTTTTTGAGGTTCTATGTCGGAAAGGGTAGGGATGTTAGGGTTTGAATCGCCCGCTCCCATTTCAAAACTAATAAGCCCCTTCACAGTATCGGTCGAAGATTGACCCCAGTCTTTTATTATCGACTTAGCAAATAATCTAATCGCTACTGGCATTTTATCATTCACAGCAAGAGCAATAACTTTATCTTTAGGAAGATAAGCAAGCATTCTCAAAAACTCACGAGCAGTGCTTTTATTCATCTGAATATCACACTCAATCTCCAATTCCTCTTTTAACTGATTTAAGTAGGTTTTTGGACGACCATTAGGATTGGCAGTTTCTCCTTTTTCGAGAACCATAAGAGTGCCACCATTTTTACCCTTTATCGCTCTAGCCACTTTGTTTTAACTTTGTAATTTATTTTCTAGCCAAAATCACATCAAAAGGGCAATCAATCAATTTATCAGATAGCCACGACACAAACTCATCTCTCTGCGATTTGATGCACTTAACCACAATTTTATCTTCTAAGCTGTTCTCTTTGCCTTTTTCCTCTTTTGATTCTTCATCCATCAATAAATTCACTCCCCAGTCGATTAACTCACTAGCATTCCACCTATTAGCGAGCTCTTCATATTCCCAAGATCCGTTTAATACATTATCTTTTATAATAATTTCACGTTCTTTTTCTTCTGTTAGATTTTCAATCAATGAGGTAGGAACTTCTTTAAGTTTTATATGTCTTGCCGCTTCATACCTTTGATTTCCACAAATAACAACTAGACCACCAGTTCTATTGCTTAAAATCAAAGGACGCTTTTCAAAATACTCAGGAAGATCAGAAATGGATTTACATAATCTTTTAAAATCATCGTCTTTAATAACTCTGGGATTATTTGGGAGTTTTTTTAAATCAGATAATTTCCGATAAATTATCATAGACACTCTGATTGATTCAGGAGCTTTCTGGGTTTCTTTTTTTGGGCTTTTTTTCATTACCTGCTTAAATTTTCAGTGAGTAATTCTAAATCAGCAATCCTATTGCCCTGGGCTATGATATTTATCTGCATAACGGTTTGAAGACAGTCAATTTTATCTTTATCAGTCATTTTGTCAAAGTTCAATTGGCAGTTTTTAACCTCTTCCTTCTTTTTGAGGATTTTAGCTTGCGCGATATTTGGTAATAAAAAAATGGCAAAAAATAAAAATAGATATTTCATAAATTTTAAATTTTAAATCACTCCCAATCTTCTAGAAAAAAGAAATACAGTTTTAATCTTGGCGAAAATCCTCTTTCTTAATTGTTTGAGAATTTTTGAAGTTTTTACCGAATTCAAATCTAGAAACAACGCTCTTTCTGCGTATTTCGCTCTAAAATCTTTCATCTGATAGCCAAATTTACTTTTGATTCTTTCTCTTAGTTCATCATTTGACATTATGTTATAGAGATTAAATAATCCCGAACTAGCGTAAGAAAGACAACCGTGATCTGAATAATAATTAGAAACAACAAAAGCAATTAAATCAATATCTTGATCTTTCAATATTTGAGCAAAAAGATCGTTGGGCAATAACTTCTTCACTAGCTTAACTGATTGAATATTAATGAAATATTTAACGTAGTAAATGTTTTCAAACATCGATGAGTTGATAATTTTTTGGTGCTTAGAGGAAGAGGAAGCCTGATTTTCATGTATTCTATAATTACATACAACGTCTTCTAAGCACTTAAATTTGTAGTGATTGATGAGCAGTTGAACCCAAATTGTCATATCGAATTGAGTGTGTAGCACTTTATCAAACTCAATATCTTTTAGAATTTCCAACCGGCACATTGAAGCCGGGTAAGGAAGAATTGACGAGCCATTAAAATAGTGCTTTAATATTTCTATTTCATTTAACCCAAGCCCAGCGTGACTATTCCACCAAAAATCACCAGTTGGTTTTAAATCTTTATCAACAAATCTCATATTACCGAAGACAATATCCACATCTTGATTAGCTTCTAAAAAAAGATAAAGATTTTGTAAACAATCTTTGTGCATCACGTCATCAGCACAAAAAGGCTTATAATATTTACCAGTCGCAACTTTTAGAGCTTCAATCATTAACAAGCCGCCGCCGGCCCCGTAATTTTGGGTTAGATTGATATGTTTGATTCTTTTGTCTTGATATGATTGAGCGATTAGTTCGCTACCATCTGTTGAAGCATGATTTAAAAGTATTAGCTCAAAATCAGTAAATGATTGGCTCAGAATTGAACCGATACATTGAGCAAGAAAATTTCTATCATTATAATACGGAACAAAAACACTTATCATTTCTTAATTTATTTTAATTTGATCTTTAAATTCCCAAAGCTGTAACAACGCCCGGCAACGAGCTGGGATATTTTTGCCCCACGCACTCACAACATCTTTAGAACTTACACCCACTGCCTTGGCGATAACTTCATTCTTAACCTTGTGTTTCTTCTTCAAAGCAAGAAAACGCTCGGCTTCTTCTGGTTTAAGAAGTTCAGCTTTTTGTCGTTTGCTTTTTCCTTTTAAATTTTCTGTCAAAATATAATTCAGTTTAAATTTTAAGTAGATTATAATTTATAATAGTTTGTACACTATAGCATACTTTTGACAACTATAATATAATCATTACTCTTGTCAAGAATTAATTATATTTAATCATTAAATACAAAAAAGTTATTGATTAATCAATTTAATTATATAATATAATCTTAATTGATTAATTAAAAGAACTACGGAGCCTTTATTTACATAGTTCTTAGTGAGAAAGATAAATAATGATAAATTATCATCTTTTTTCTTGACACAATTAAATTATCAATCTAACATCTACTCAACATCAAATAAATTGATGAGAAAATTAATAACAAATTTGGAGAAAAAATATGGAAAATAGAACTGAAAAAGTGAATCCCGAGGATATTCAAGGAGGAGATACTATAATTATTAATGGCGGAATGCAAACAGTGGGGAAAAAAGATATTATTAAAGGATTCTGCGGGATTATGATCTGTGGATTTAATGCTAGAAAAGGTATAGATAGAGTTCTTTTTCCGAAATGGTCTAAGGGTCAATTTGTTGGCTATGTTCGGCAGCTTTAAAATTTAATAACAAAAAAACGGAGTAAATATGAAAAATAAACTTTATAAAATCGCAACTACAATTTCAGGTGAAGAATTAGACAACGGTTTAGTTAGATCCGGCGCTAAAAATGATTTTTACTATGACGAATGTCGTTCTGAAGAAGAGAAATTGGATCAAATTAAAGCTATTGCAGAAAATGTAGTTGAATGTTCAGTCACTCAAGAAGAAGCAGAAATAATAATGAATTATCTTGATGCTGATTTTGAAGATAGTTCAGCACATTATTATGCTTTAGAAGCTCTGTTTGATAAATAAAATATTCAGAAAATATGAAAAAATTATGTAAGATTTGTGGGACAGAATTTGAGCCAATCAGAACACAAACTAAAATATGTTCTGATAAATGTCGAAAAAAGAATATGAGTTTACTTGCGATGAAATCAATGAATCGAAGTGAGGCAGTAAAAAAAAGACACTTAGATGCAGTTCTTCGTTATGAATCTAAACAAGAAGTTAGAAATCTTAGAAAAAAGCGATTACACATAAAAATTTTAAAGCTAGAAAAAATCACAAAGAAATTCTTAAAGGAATTAGGAAAGCTTCTGAAAGAAGAAATTTAATTAACAACAAAAAGGAGTTCTATGCCAGATATAAATCAAATCGAACTATGCGACTTACTTAACACTTCCCTGTGCGGGGCGGAGAAAAAATTGCTACCTGCACCATTAATATTGATGGAATAAATTTAGAAAAAAATGAGGTTATAATAAAGGATTATGGTGAGAACGAAGGAATGTTTAAGTCTTTAATCAAGGCTGAAGTGATAAAAGATACTGGAAAAGCAATAGAGCAGGATTATGGAACTCATACCCTACTTCATCCAATTGGTGAATTAATTAAAGAATAACCCTCTCCACAGGGTTTCAATTTGGCTAACTTCGGTTAGTCAATGGTGGCGGCACTGGTAAAATGCTCTTGAGGGGCAACCAGTGTCCGACACCATCCAGTTCTGAGGTGATGTTTAATCACAACGATTGCTACTGAAAAACGCAACCGCTTTTTTTGTTTTAATGCAAAGAAAAATAAAATGCAAATTACAATAAGTGTAGTGATATTTCTTTTAGTAATTTGGTTGATCCTGGGGTTATATGTGCATTATGGAAAAAAAGATACGGCAAAGCAAATAAAGAAGATAAGAGAATCATCGAATAGCCCAGATTCTTCAACAACTAATTCAAAAAAGGAGGTATAAAAATGTTATATGCAATATTAGTTATCAATGTAGTTTTGTTGATAATCGCTATTCTAAATTTTGCAGTTCACGCTGTTTCAATAAAAGCAACGGGAATCGATAAAAAAATAAGAGAGCAGTTGAAGCTGCCCTCTTAAATATATTGCGTTCAAAAGCGTTCAAACTTACTAAACAATCAATATTTTATATGAAAAAATTCAAATATCAACATCCAATCCTATCAAATTCCGCTAAAATAGTTGGATTTTTGGCTTTATCGTCTCTTTTTGCTTATCCATACCCGGTTTTCTGGACTATCAGGTGGGGGGCACAGATTATTAGTTAAATAAACGTGGTTTATGACCTTCCTTGTCAGGCGGGGAAGGTTTTAATTATTAAAATAAAGGGGGAAAATGGCAGAATATAGAATATTGCACAAGAAATTTTGGAGTGATCCAAAAGTCCGAGATTTGACCGATAGACAGCGTTTATTTTTTATTTATGCTGTAACAGGAATTGAATCTTGCACTTTTACGAATACCGGCATTTGTGAAATTCATCGCTCTAGTTTTCAAAATATGTTAGCGTGGGAACTGAATGAGATTGATGAGATAATAAATTTTTTTAATTATTCGCGCCCCGATCTGCTAGAATATGATCACAAAGAGCATATTGTCTATATTAAGTCATTTTTCAAATATAATGGCGCTTATAAAAAAGGAATTAGCGGTTTGATTAAAGATTTTGAAGAATCTGGGAAAAAAGTGCCAGCATTTTGGACAGATTTTGGGCAAAGATACCGGAAAGAATTAAACAAAAGTTTTGAAAAATTAACTGGCGATGAGCAGGTTTTTTTAGTAAAACTTTTTGAATTGAAAGATAAAAAGCCGGTGGGGGATGTTAAAAATTGTCATATTGAAAAAATGGCAGCTCAAAGTTATTCACAAAGTTATTAACAGCGTCGGTATTAGCTTGGTAGCTTTTTTTTAAAATAGAGCTATACGAGTGCTGACTGGGCAGCTTTAGAAAAGTTATTAACAATTTTAACAGGCTTTAGAATCAATAAAATCAAGGGTTTTCAGACTTATTAACATTTGCCTAGATTTTAGTTAAGTTATATTAAGTTAAGTTAAGTTTTTTTTAGATTGTTAAGACCTTTTTTAAATTTATCTCTCTTTTCTTTTTTTTGCCGATTTTTTAAAAAACTCTTGAAACTTAAAATTAATACTAAATATTAGCTATATTCCAACATCATTATTTATTTATGATTTATTTATGAAAAGCCAGAACCTCACAGAACAACAAAGCGTCGTCTATAATTTCTTACTAGAAACCAATCAAAATGGAATTTCCAAAGCCAGTAATGCGGTTATTTGTAAAGAAATGGCTAAGGCTAGCTTAGATGTTCGAGAAAGCTATGTAACGATAATTTTAAGGGCTATTGAACGAAAAGGGAAAATTAAAATTGAAAGTGGGTATAAGAAAATGGTTAGTGGAAGAACTAGAACTATAACAATTTTGTAAATGAAAGAAGCTACAATCTACAACGCATTACAGAATAACTTTACCCAAGTTAGCAACGAGGCTTTAGTTAATGCTAGATTGTCGGGAAAGGCATATAAACTTTATGCTTATATGTGTTATCGTGTTAGCTCTTGCCCTAGTTGGATTTTTAATAGAGGTGAGATTTTGAAGCATTTTACCGAAGGTGAAACAGCAATGAGAGGTGCTTTTAGAGAGTTGGTTGATTCTGGGTTTTTGGAAAGAATAAGAATCAGAAACGGTAAGGGAATTTTCGAGAAAACAGATTATAAAATTTACTCAACCCCTATAAATAAAGGCTCTAATCCACAAGTGGAAAATCCACCTGTGGATAATCAACAAGTGGAAAACCCACGAGTGGAAAATCAACGTCTTAATAATAAAGACAAGATTAATAAAGATTCTAAAAATAAAGATTTATTTTTTTTGGAAGAAACAAAAAAACATTTTTCAGATTTGGGTTATAAAAGCGATGCAGAAGCATTTTTTGATTACTACCAAGCAAAAGGTTGGAAAATTGGAAAAGATAAGATTGTTGATCGTGCAAGTGCAGCTAAAAGTTGGGAAAGACAATTTAAAAAGTTTAACCCTGATTTGTATTTACCAGAAAAACCAAAAAATGGCGACAAAAACCAAACAAACATCAATTTAATCAGAATAGCAAAAGCAGGCATAAAATCTATGTTTTACAACGGAAATCAAGAAGATCTAAAAAACCTGTTTGAGAATAACTGGGATAATATTGAAGCTGTTGATGGAGGTTTTATAATGAAATGCACTAACCAAGATGCTGAGCTTATTAGAGCTGAGTATCAGGGTATTTTGGATAAGTTTAATGTTAAATTGGAGATTAAATAATGCTTTTTACCCTTGATATTATTGCATTAAAACCAAGAGAAAAAATATATAAAGCGTATGATAAGAAGGGTTTGTTTTTAATAATTCATCCTAGCGGCGGCAAATATTGGCGTTTTAAATACCGCTTCAATGGTAAAGAAAAAAGTTTATCTTTCGGAATTTTCCCAGAAGTCTCACTAGAAGAAGCGAGGAAAGTGAGGGATGATGCTAGAAAAAAAATTAAAGATGGATCAGATCCAGCAATTATAAGAAAGTTGCAAAAACTCCAAAATGCAAAAAATAATATAGAGTTGGAAGAAAAAATTAAAAAATTACAAGATGAAATTGTTAGTTTAAAGGGTCAAAAACTATGAAATTCCGCAACAAAATAACAGGAGAAGAGATCACAATTGAAGAACCTGCTGCAACGATAATCAAGCAGCGCAATCTTGAGATCATAGATTTAAAAGCGAAGAATCTAAAATTACAGCAACGAATTGATATAATGTCCGCGGCTAGAAGAAGTGATATACCGGATTTTCTTAAAGGGTTTGGTAGAAAATAATTGTTGCATTATTACAATCTTGCATTAAAGTTAATTACTCTATTATCAATAAATCTTTATTTAAAATGTCCAAATCAGAGCCTCTAGTTTCAATGACCGTAAGAATTCCCGAAGAATTAAGATATGAAGTGGGAATTATCGCAAAGCAACAAAAAACATCCATTAAAGAAATCGTTCGTCAACTTTTAGAAAACTTTATAGAAGAGCAAAAAAATGAAAAACACTAGAATTGTATCGGCTATAAACCAAAAAGGTGGAGTTGCCAAAACTACCACAATTCAAAATTTAGCGGCTGCTCTATCTATCTTAGAACAAAAAGTTTTAGTTATTGATTGCGATCCCCAAGGTAATTTTACAGGGCTATATTTTGATGAGACAGTGATGGAATCAAAATATACAATTTATGATTTGCTAAAAGAAGAGGCTAGAGATGAAGAATCTGATGATGCAATTAAACCAACAGATGTGATATTACATTATAAAAAAGGAGAAATAGCCTTTGATATTGTGCCTGCCACTCCAGTATTGGGTCAGGCTGATTTTGAGTTGATTAGTTTGCCGGGCAGAGAATTTTTATTAAGAAAGATTTTAGATAAAATTATTAGCTATAATTGCTATGATTTTATTTTGCTTGATTGCCCTCCTAGTCTTAGCATCCTTACAATTAATGTGTTGTGTTGCTCAGATCAAAACGAATTGATGATTTTGGTAAAGCCGGGATATTTCAGTAAGATGGGTATTAAAACCCTAAATAAGGTTAGAAAAAACTTAGAAAAGAAAATTGGTATCAAGCAAAAAAGCTTCAAATTTCTGGTAGCAATGTTTAAAGAAAATCGCACACAACATCAAGAAACGGTTAAAGAAATTGAAGAGCAATTTTCTGAAAAACACATATTTGACACTAAGATCAGAGATGTTCAAAATATTAGTACCGCCCAAGAGTTTGGATTAGATATTTTCAACTACGATCCCAAAAGCAATGGCGCTTTGGATTATATGAACTTAGCTAAAGAAATAATCAAAAATGACTAAGCACGAAAAAAAGAAAATAATCTTTAATAATGATTTTGATTTGCCAGCAATTCCTACGCTGACAGAACCAACAATCACAGAAATTACGCCACCGCAAATTAAACCTTCCCTACCCTCAAAAAAACCAGTAATCAGGTTTAATATTGAGCGCACACCAGTTGTTAAAATTGGCTTTGATTTGCCAGAAGATGCAGATTATGACATAGAAATTATTGCCACAAAAGAAAGAAAATCAAAAAAAGATTTGCTCACAGAGATAGTAGTTGATTGGCTCAAGAAAAATAAACATAGAAAAGATTAAATTAATTAATAATAATGCTTGCATTAATGTTTTATTACATTAAAGTTA